GATGTGCGAAAATTGATTCTAATTTTGGTGATAATTTGTGTGGATATGCAAAAGGGTCCCATTCTCCCCATTCTTCACCATTTTCTTTGGTGGTTAATGCCCTTTCCTGACGAAGTCTTTCTAGTTCGTTATTGATTTCATCACATTGTTCCTCGGTAAGGAGTTGTAATACTGTCCAACCTCTGTATCGCCAATCGAAGGTCATTTGTTGGATTTCTAAATCCGTAAGATGTTTAAATGCCATAACTTATTTTTTGTTGTTTTATATAAATATATATTATTCGTGAAATTGTAAAAGATTTGGTAAATAAATTTTCAAATTTGGCATTTTATCACTTACCAATGAAATTGCTATACGATTTGATTCTCTAACTCCTTTATCTAATACTGAATCAAGCATCGTTTCAGTTATTGGGCCTGAAATTCTCCATTTTAGAGCTACTCCTACATAAAGTGGTTTTTTAACAATTCTTTCATATTCATTTAAACTTACCTCATATATAGGAGAAGATTTATCATTTCCTTTTTGCACAAAATATCTTCTTATATACCCAACCTCATAATCCCTTTTAGTAAGTTTAGGAACATAGGTGGATATTTTAAAATCATTGTTATCATTTCTCAAACTACTTGAAATTATTTTATATCTAGTTATATCCATAATAATTTATTTATTTTTTAAGTATCTTAACGAGACCAATCAGGTTCTTGACCAGGTGGCCAATAATTTCCTGTTTCAGTAATTTGACCAGGTGAGGGTGCAGGTGGAGGAGTTCCTTGTCCTTCGGTATTTCCAGGGAATGGATTAGGTGTAGGTGATGGTGGTGATGGAATACCTGCCGGTGAAGAACCAGGTGCCGGTAAATTTCTACAAGCCGTGGTCACTGTTGTTTTCCAGATATCACCATCAATTACCTGAGTTACATTCATGACTGTAAATATTTTTTGTCGATACACGTGTGGTAAATCTGTAAAGTGTATCATATCTCCAACTTTAAATCCACTCACTCCATGTAAAGTAAAAGTAACTTCGATTGGTAAATACCCAGGATTAGTTCTAGGTTCAAATCTCCTATCTAAAGAATTATTTGGATCTATCATATCATATTCATAAATCTGTCTTAATAATTGTGAATCTTCCCACACTCCAACTATTAATTGGTCAAGAGTTGTATTGTTATATGTTAGGTCAAATATATTACTCCAAAAACCAGTAGGACCAAAAAAATCTGTTAAAGTGGGATCATTTTCTCTTGGGAATACTGCTGCTTTTTGCATAAACATAACCCAATTTGATTGAGTTTCAGCCTCGACTGCTGCAGATGCTTCTTGAGCTCTAAATGCTTCGTATAAATCTTCAGCATAAACATATCTAGTAACAAAATCACCACTGCCCCCTGGGCCAGCTTCAATTATCCTTTCATTTTCAAATACCTCAGCACCATATGTTATTTTAATTACATTACCATCATCATCTCTCTCTATAACTGGTGTTAGGACAGTCGAACTACTACTACCTCCACCACCACTATCAGGGCCTGCAGTGTTTTGTATTTCAATAATTTTAGCAGTTAAATTATCAGTTAATCCATCGGAAAATAATCCACTAAAATCTTCAACTTTATCCTCAATTGCAGCTGATGATTTGGTAATACCCTCACCATCGTTAGTAAGAAGGTCACCTCGTTGCATCATTACTTGATTTGCAATAGCACCCTTTACTTCGAGTTTCATATTAATATCAAGTAGTGGAGAATTAACACCAATTGTTTGTAATTGAAAGATGCGTTTTTGAGAATCAGTACCATCTATTAGTTTACCACCTGAAGGCATGCCTGTGAAATTAGCATCAACTACAACCAACTTTTGTATCCCACTATCTTTTGGATTAGTGGAACCAATTTCTACAATTTGAAAATCCCAAAACATATTACATCCTTGAGATAATCCATTTAAAATATCAAGTGCAATATCTTTTATCAAATATCCATTTCGATTTAAACATTCAACAAAAAAATCAAAATTTACATATAAATCTTTTAAATATCCCCAAGAATGTGGAGTTTTATTTACTAATCTATAACTTTCATCATATTGTTCACCAAGTTCGACATTGGCTTCTTGTAAAGTTAATCCACGAGGGAACTGATACGTAACAGGGCTACCAAACATGGTAGCATCTCTAGTTTTAATTTGACCATTTTCCATTTGTAAAAATCCAGTGGTACTAGTTCCTGATGTTGCATTTTTAAAAATTGATTCTAGACCAAAATCAGGTAAAATTGAATTTGGTATAAAAAGAAATTCTCGATTCATCGAAAACATATGTTTGTGAGCCCTAATAATAGTATTATCAATCGAAATTGTATGATTTGGTACTTTCACTTCAGTATCTCCACATTTATACACCTCTCGTATTACATCGTTTGTACCAATTTCATTTAATATTTTCCATGCTAGTTCCATTCTAATGTATCTGGAATCACTTATAAGCGGTTGTTCCGAATTAAAGACAGCTGCACTTCCATCCGATAGTGTTAGATCTGCACTATCTTTAAGTATTTCACGTAACTTATCTCTATATGTTGTATTCATGTTGAGGTATTGCCACTCTTGACACCAATATAACGAATCAGGGGCAGCTGCTAAAAGTACACTATCTACTTTTATACCTGAATCAGAAACTTGTTTTGTAGTTTTATATTGTAAATCTTTTACACTTTTGATTTGTTTTTGAGATGGTAAATCATTAAACATATACATAAATAACGCTTCTCCAAGTCTTTCTGGACTATTTTGAGCGGTTTCAATTTCAGTTCTTATATCAAACATAAGACTTGATTTTGAAGCAGAACCGGTAATTGCACTTATTAGTTCTGGTTTACCTTTATGTTGTTGTAGATATGCAGGAATTTCTCCTTGTGTCATCACTTCAACATTTACAATATAAGTCTCATCGTCACCAAAATCAATACCTCCTCCAGTAATTACTCCTAAAAACGCATCATAATGCCCTTTTGAATCAGACCTTTTCTTTTTTAAAACACCCAAATTCATGTATTGTATCATTTCACAAACTGCATTTTCTAGAGTTGTGTTTTGAATTTTTGCCATTTCCGAATATGCATCGGTAGTATTCCAACCCCACTCGGCAAGTAAATAAAATCGTGGTTCTAAAAAATATTTGGTTATGATATCTAATTGTGGTAACGAAAAACATTTGATTTGAAATGTTAATTTTCGTGTCAAACCTTCACTACCATTTTCTATACCAACTGATTCAATAATAGGAGATGGTCTATAACCTCTTGCAAATGCAGTTGAAGTTTCAGAAACTGTTCCACCTGAAAAGTTATCTCCAATTTTACCAGAGGTTCTATCCGTACCATATAGGTTAGTAAATGACTCGTCTAAAGAAATACCAGTACCAAGTATTAACCCTTGATGTACTGCTGATGATATACGAATCCAAGGTTTTAAACCTGAAACAAGTTCTGTATTTTTTCTAGCAGTTCTATCATAAATAGTCTCTTGAACAGTCGAGTAGACATTTGCATATTGACCAAATAACCCCATATATTATAAATTTATGTAATTTCTAAAATTTACTGGTATCCTTAAAATAGTGCCATCATCTAATGTAAAAGAAGGATCATGTATATTGTTTGCTGCAGCAATAATATACCATAATGAACTATCACCTAAAAAATTAAAAGAAATTTCATCTAATCTATCTCCGGTTTGAACTGCAATATAAAGATCTTGGTCTGATTTTGGTATTCTTTTATATAAACGTGTTTTATATACAATTCTACCATCCTTTAGTTTTCTTCTATTATTATTAGTATATCTTGACATTATTTGTTAATTATATTTTTGGTTCGTTTAGAAAATAAAACTGATACTTACTCAAGTTTAACGCGGGGAGTTTGGTACATTTAGAGGTGTCGTAGGTAGCACTCTAGTTCCTGGAGAAGCCGGTAAAGTTCGATCTAAGTTTACGGTAACTTGTGGTCCAGCTCCGGAATTAATTCCTCTTCCCGAAGTATCTTGTTGTGGAATATTATAGTTATATGGATTATCTAATACGGCTCGTGTTTCAATAAATTTAATAGTTAATGATACATCAATAAATTTTGGTAAAATTGAACCATCGGTTTCAGTTTCCCATAGACCTGTATCAGGTATGGTATAAGATAAGCTTTCTATAAATCCTTTTTTATTTTTATATATATCACCTAATCTAAATTCTATTATTGGTGCTGTTACTAAAAAGTTTGTATCTTTACTTACTTTTGGGTATGTCATCAATGTTAATCTAGAAAGTTTTTCCCAATTAAATTGAAGTTCTGTTTTGGAAAAAGCATATATTTGTAAATTAAAAGAAACACTTCTTTCAACACCACTATAAGTGTAAAAATTAAAAGGATTACCTAAAAACTTATTTGAATTCCAAGTTGGTGTTACATTTTCTGTTAATCCTGTTATATTTGTTCTAAACATAGTAGGTGTTTCACCTATTTTATTAATCATCAACGGAACTAAATCTTTATATTTTTGACCAAGTATTGTAAATGATCCATCAGGTTCAATTCTAATGTTATTATCTTTAATATATTTTGGAGTTGCATATCTTGATTGGATAATATCTCCAGTAACATCTTTTTGACCTCGAGGATCGTGATAATCAATACCTCTGTAATTTTTAAGTGAAGTATCATTTAATTTTTTTCCTTTTGGATTAGCAGGAGTTACTGAACCATCTACTAACGCTTTATTAGTATAATTGTTTGGGTCACCTTTTGTACCTTTTCCATCATTACGAGTGTGTGGTGAATATTTTGGCCAAAAATTACCATCATGTTCGGAATTTTTCTTTTTAAATGCATATTTGGTATAACCAAATTGGTCCTTATCAGTATATACTCCCTTAGCAGTAAATGCATTTCCTATTAATCTTGGTTTTTCTTTTCTTTCGATGCCGTTTACTGGTGAATATCTTTTAATTAAATCTAATTGATTTAATAAATCTTCATAAGTATCTGCACCATTTGCACCTAATTTTTCTTTAATAGTTGAATAACTTTTTTGATAAGAACCATACGCACCATAATCTGACCAAAGTACATCATTTTCTCTTAAATTTCCTGAATTATAAAGTAGAGATCTACCTTTTTCTTTACTAAGTTGAATACCGTTACCTATAAGTTGAGAACCGACTGTTTTAGGGTCTCCACCCAATGAATCTTTAATCAACTTACCAATTTCAGTTCCACCAGTTTTATTTTTTATTCTAGCGATATTAATCATCGTTTTTTGTTCATTCCCCTTCCATCGTCCTCCGAATACGGAATCCAATACTCCTGCAAAAGGTTTATCGAAGTTTGGATTAAATGCACTAAATCTTTGTCTTCTACCTATTCTAATAACAGCTGATGGATTTGCCGGTTGAGGAAATCCTAAAAATCCTTTAACATCACTCAATCCTTTATCAAGTGCTTGAACTACACTAGCTATCAAACCTTTTCCAGATTCACCTCTATCTTGACGCATGATTGTCATCATAGTAGTACTTCTTCTTGCAAAACGAATTGCATCAAATCCATAGAGTTGAATGTTGTTTCTTTCTACTCCTGAACTAATACGAATACCATTCAAATCTTGTTCTATATTATTGCGAACTTGCTCAAAACCACTACTACCTAATATTTTGTTAAAACCTCTATTTATTTGTTTACCAATAATATCATCATTACTAAAAATAGTTATTTTTCCACCACTTTTCTTTGTAAAATCAAGTGAAGAATAGTTTACACCAGATGTGTAAGTAATTGGATCATAATAAATACCTTTCCTATCAATACTTTTAGTATCATTAGTAGATAATGGTGTTGTATCAACTTTTTTCAAAGAGGATATACCATCCACTTTTTCAAAATTAGTAGCATTTGGTATTTGAGAATATACACCTGGTGTTTTCTTAAATAATTCTAATATACTTGGCATAATATTATCCTGATATTCCTTTTGATGTTATACTTACATTATTTCGTGTTTTACTTCTTTCTTCGGCAAAAACAAGATTTGTAACTTTTGATTTATCAAGATATACATCAAAACTTTTGTTGTTTATTGCATCAACTACATTTTGTAATCCATCCTTCATGGTTTGTTCCAATGAACCACCTTCTAATGCAGTTGTTTCTTCACTATCACCCATTAGCATACTTAATCCAGCCGAAGCTGCTCCTGCTGCTAACAATACACCCACTCCAGCTAATCCTAATGTACCTAATAATCCCAATGAATATGCTAATGCTGTAAAAGCTAATGAAAGACCAAATAATTGTGGTATCATAGGAAATAATTGTGGTATGTTAGTTGCCAAAGTACCTAAACTTGAAGCGAATAAAGAAAATCCTTCTGCAGCTAGTTTTACTCCAAGTCCAACCAATGTAACTGCTGCACCAAATGCTAAGAAACCAAGAGCTACTAATTGTAATATACCAGTAGATGCCAGTGGTGCTAAAATTGTACTCAAGATACCAATTGATAATCCCATACCAAGAATTGCAGCACCAAATCCAACTAAGGCTTGACCCATATTTGTTACTTGTCCAAATACTTCAAATGCCTTTGCAATTATGAATATTGCCCCACCGAATGCTAATAAAGCTACTGCTAGTGATAATATTTGACCAGGTGAACCAACTTTATCTAAAAAAGATGTTGCTCCTCCACCCGGAGGTGTTGGTGTTGGTGTTGGCGTGGGGCGTGGTGTGGCAAGAAATCTACCATCTGGTCCTCTTAACCTGCCACCTGCTCCTCCTGAAAGAGTTGATGTTAGATTACCAGAATTTTGTGCTGCATTCATTGAGAGAATACTAGCAGTTACTCTATCAACTGCAGATCTCATTAATGTCCATTGAAATATACCTGTACCAATAGTCATTACTAATGCACCTGCTGATGATATTAATGCACCCAATGGACCCGTCTGTATAAATGTGATAATTTCACCCATCTTGTCAAAATTTGTTTTTTGAAAGGTACCATCTTCATTTAACTTATCCATATTTTGGGACATTTTTTGCAGTTCTTCTACATTTATACCCAATAATGCTGCTGTTTCTCTTTTTGCATAGACATCCATATCGTTAAATGCCTGTATACCACCTAACTCTCGTATTACCGATTTTAATGCAGCACCTGTTTTTCCTCTATATGCTAAAGTACGGGCCTCATTAAGGTTAATATTTCTTCCCAATAAAGCACCCAACTCCAATTCTTTGGTTATTGATTGTTCAAAATCTAAAAGTGAATCAGCAACCGAAGCAACAGTACCCAAATTAACTCCTAATTTGGCTGCAGCAATTCCTGCCTCTATAAGATTTTCTCCACCATCACTTGAGTATTCTGCAAACTTACCCATATTAGAGGATATATCTTCCATTACAGCAGCTGTATTCAATCCCGCTGCCTCACTCATTGCTCTTGCACTCGAAATCATATTAAGTGCAACATCTCTTGAATTATTATTAAGACGAGCAAATCCACCTTCTAATTTTGTTATTTCCTCACCTGAAAGACCTAAATTAACTGCTAACAAGTTGGTATTTAATAAAGTTTGAAAAGAAGTATCTTTCATACTTCCAAATTCACTAGCTAATCCTTTTGCTACACTAGTTCCTTCTTTAAAAACAAGAGAGAGTGCAGTTGCAGAATATACAGCACCACCCAAATTACCACCGAACTCTCTAAACTTTTCACCTAATTCAGAAACCGCCTGACCAATTGCCATGATTGCTAGACCGAGTAATACTGCAGGTTTTTTAAGTGCAGTAATCATCATATCACCTACGGATTTAAATCTAGCTTTTAATTTTTCTCCTTCGGCTGTCAACTCTTTATATTGGTCTATTTCCTCTTTAGTCAAACCATTTGTTATTTGTAATTCTCGATTTATACTTTGAAAACTGCCAACTAAATCACTTACATATTGATTTATTTTTGGTTGTGTTTTGAGTAACTCTTTATTATCAGTAATAATCTTTGTAAAAGATGCAGATGCATCAGTTAAATTTTTATTTAATTCTTCTGCCTCTGCTGCAGTCAAATCAACACCGGCATTTAAAATACTTTGTTGTGCATCCATTAAATCAGATGCTGCTTTTGCTATTTCTTGGGATGCATTATATATTGGTAAATTATCAAGACCCTCATTCAACATTGCTTTTGCTGCAGATTGAATACCTCTAAAATTTTTAGTTGCAACAGATAATGATTTACTCATATTACTAGTTGCACGAGATGATAATGACATTGATTCTGTCATTTCCTTAAAACTATCAGATGCATCTTTTGCTGCTTCATCTGATAGTTTTAATTTCTCTACATATTTTTCAATTGCTTCCTTTTTTTCTTTTAATTCTCGTTTTTCTCTTCTTGCTGCAGAACTATTTCTATTTGCTAATACAAGTAGACGTGCTTCTACGGCCGCTAGGTTTTCAAGGGCTTTTACTTCAGCTTGAATACTTTTAGGATCTCTTGCCATTTTTAAAAATACCTATTATTGGTTATTTTTTAACATTCTTTCTAAATCACTCAAATCCTTTGAAACCTTTTCCAAAGTTTTTGCTAATTCAGGATTTCGTTCTTTTGATTTTTGGATAAATTGTTTATCCACACCTCTTTTGTATGAATCAAAAAAGCTATCAATAAATCTTGATACAATTCCTTCGTTTATAGGTTTTTTAGACATAGTGTTTCTCCAATATAGTTTTACTCTTATATAAATATAGTATATAAAAAAAGTGAGGAGATTTACCTCCTCACATTTACACCTGGTCCTTTAGGATTACCACTTTTTTTATTTACCTTATCGTATTCTTCTTTTTCTTTTTTCTTAGCTTCTAATAACTTATTGAAATAGAATCTTCTCCAATGAATTGGCATAGTATAAACTTCTTTCCAAGTAAATCCATTACCATAATTAACCATTTCCCAAATTTGAGAATGTAACTGGATACTATAATCACTCGGAAGGGTAAAAAAACCCAACCCCGAAAGGTATATCCAATGCCTCCGTCTCACCGGTAATATCTGAAGTAAATTCATAATTAAAATTCATATCAGGAGAAATAGTTTTTACATATTCTCTCAAAGCTTTACTATCTCTTGCTAATAGATTATTTTTAACAAAATTATTGATAAATCCTCTATCAGTATTACCATCAATTTCTTGAATCATATATCTAAATCGAGTTGATATATCTTGTGATGCGGTTTCACCTTTTGATAAACGATTTAAAGCAGCTATTTCTGCATTTATATCAATTTCATCTTTATGTGTCAATAATTTAAATTTTATTTTTTTCTTCAATAGAGGTAATTCAAACTCGTATCTATTATTTCTGTTTAATTTAGTATCATCTACCTCTTTTGTTTGAACTTTTGATAAATCAATTCTTACTTTTTGGTTTTCACCAGTAAATGGGTCGGTTACCTCTACATTATATTCTGAACCATAACCCAAAATACGAGTTGCTAGAAGAATTGCGTTTTTATCACCAATGATTATATCACCAATATTTACATCCTTTTCTACCACAACAGATTCAAATAATTTATCCAATACAACACCTTTTTTAATTAAGTTTTGTGATGCTAAAATATCCTCTTCTCTTGCTGTCATGTATTTAATTTCGATTTGACCTTTTGAAAGTGGATTTGATTCAGGATATACTAATCCTTTTGAAGGAAGTGTGATTACTTCGGTTGGGAAATCATAATTTGCCATAATAAACCTTTATTTTTGTATTTATATATAAATATATAGAATAAAAAAAGTTGAAAAAAAAAGGTTCTCAATAAGAGAACCCTTTTTATAATTAAAATGTAATATTAATTAGAATTCAAGAATGGCGTAATCATAAGATAATGTTAATTGAATTTCAGCTGGGTCATTTGAAGACCAATCTAAATCACCAAAGTTTGCTTGGTTGATAAATGCACCTATCAAAGTCCATTGTTCGATTTTATCACCTACCGGTCCTAACATATAACATTGAATTTCTTTTTTATACATATCAGCATATCCTGCTCTACCTGTTAAAGATTCATGTGATAAACGAACCCATTCCATTACCGCTTGTGCTCCTGAAGGAACAATTGGGTCATAAAGAGTCATGGTGATGTCCTGCCAGTCACCTTTACCTTTCAATTTTCTCTTAACGTTGATATGGTCTAATGTCACTACATCAAATTGAATTGTTGGTCTTGTTGCAGTTCTAATTAAATAAGCGGGGATACCATTTATATCAAAGATGAAGCGATTCTTCATCTTTGGTTCAAAATTGGTATAGAACATATCGTTAAATTCTAATACTTCTGCCATTTTTTTTATTTTCTCCTATTGTATACTAATAAATATAGTTTTATTTATTTTTCAAATTATGCACTAAAGGCCGCACCAGTTGGTAAGATGTTGAAATCTAACACGATGAATTCAGCAGTTTTGGTAGGTTGTAAGTATATTGCACCTGCCATGATGTTTCTATCAATTACATCTGGTGTGTTATTAGTTTCATCCATTACTACTCTGAAAGCGTAAAGTCCTTGTCTTTGTTGAATTGCTGATAAGTAAGGGTTTACAGTATTCAAGAATCTTGAACGAGTTTGTGATGTATTTTGTTCGAATACCAAGTATCTTGAAGTAGATGCAATGTATTTCTTAACTTTAATCAACAATCTTCTTACATTGATTCTATCAAGTGCAGATGCTCTATCTTGAAGGGTCTTTTGTCCGAATGCAACGATACCTTCTCCAGGGAAAGAAGCGATTGGATTGATTTTTCCTTCATATAAGGTATCTCTTTCAGCATGAGTTAATCTATTCAATACACTAACTGCACCTACGATACCACCTCTATTTAAACCAGCTGGAGCAAACCATTCTGCTGCAATAGCATCATTCGCTGCGTAAATTCCTGGCATCAATACTGATGGTGGAACTGAAGTTAGTTTATTTGTTCTTGAGTCAATTGTCTTAACCCAAGGATAGTAAGTTCCAACATAGTTAGAATCTACTGCTTGTCCTTGTTCGATTGCTAAATCAATTGTATCACCTGCATCACAACCAACTACATCACCGATGAAGAAACAATCTTGTCTATCTTCACACATATCAACAATCTTATCAAATACATAAGAGTGATGTCTTCTAATAACACCAGGAGCAGATACTAAATTAATATCGAAATCATCTGGATTAGATACTGCATTAATTGCTTTTACATAAGCAACTGAACCACTTGCTGTTGCACTTGATAAGTTAAATCCTTGTGAATTAGCAGAAGAAATATCAACTCCTTTATCAATTGATACAGTTGGAGATACTCCATCGAATCCTCCTTGGAATCCTACTACAAATTGTCTCTTTGCAATAGTTTCGGCAGTATCGTTAGTTGATAATGTATACCCAAATGAATAAGTACCACCATTAATAGTAATTGTACCATCAAATGCAAAATCAACATTTGATCCTACACTTGCTCCATTAGGAATTGGTTTTAAATAATGTGAATTATCAATCTTAACTAAGGATGATTCTAAATCGATACCAGAGTATCTGAATGTAGATGATGATGTATTATCTGCAGAACCAGTTGAGAAAACTACTGCAGGAACTTCAGTTTGAGTTGTTACTTTTACAGTATTAACATATGCACCATGTCCAAACGGAGCAGATACAATTGGGAATGAACCCTCTGCTGATACTTCAACTCTAACTAACTTAGAACGATTTGAGTAATCACCGTTCATAGTCATCTTACCATTTGCATCAATTTCAAGATTCTGGTCACCAATTACTTTAAGAATGTAATTTGGAGATGCTGGGTCTAAGTTTAAGTTGTTATATGTTTCTAAGATTGATTTTTTTCTATCAGTATCGGAATAAGCTCTGATTGCAACCGAGAATGTTGCATAATCCGTAGCATTTGAACTACCAGCTGCTCTAACATTAAAAATTGAAACTTTGTACTCTTTGTTATAGTTTGAACCATCACCTAAAGTATGGAAACGGAAAAGGTCATGTCTCTCACCTGAAATCAATTGTGATTTAATCCAAGGAGTAGATGCATGGCTGATGTCTTGTAAAAAGTCTTGATCTGGCATTGCTTCTACCACTACCGAAGAACCACTAGCAATTGCATTTGCTAAATTTGTTGCTGCATTTTCGTAGTAGTTGTATACATACGCATTTTTAGAACCACGAGCAGATTCACCAAATACGTCTGATAAATCATTTGCAGCAGATGGTTGAATAGATGCAGATACGGAAATACCTAATTCGTCACCACTAATAAAGAAAGCGGATGAAGATGGTTGAGAACTGATTTCGGTATCAGGTAAACCAACTTCCTCATCTCCAGTATGAGTTACATTTAAAGTAGCTACAACTTTAATTCCATTCGAACCACTTACTTTGATAGCGACAGGTTCGGTATGATTATATCCACCAATGTGTCCTACACGAACGATGGTTACTGTTCCAGCTTCTCTTAAATAATTTTGTACGGTATATCCCGTATAATAAGAACCATCGGGTGTACCGAACATTGATTCAAATTCTGATTGGGTATTTACTACGGTTGGTACGAAAGCAGGGCCTTTAGCGAAAGGTCCGATTATTGCTGCTCCGATTTCTCCAATACCTTGTGATAAGAAAGAAAGGTCATTCTCTCTAGTAAATACACCTGGTGATACAATCTTTTCTGCCATTTTATATTACTCCTTTATAATTTCAATTATGTAATGATACGAATATAAATATAATTTACTTTTCGTAAAGATTATTTTTTATTATCCAACTTGATTAGTTATGGGAGTAAATATACCAGTAGTTGGATCATAATTACCATCACCATACTTTTCAT